GTCTCGCAAGACTTGGGACAAGCTGACGCCAGCACAGCGCGAAGCGGCGCATGAGAGCGTGACCGATTGGTATGACTGGTTTCGCAAGACCTATCCGACCGCTTCAATGCCGCATCCGTCAACCTACCTAGCGCAACGCCGCTGGGAAGACGAAGGCTGGAAGCCCGCACAAACGCAATCCGTGGATCGGGCTGCGTTCTGGGCCGAAAGCATTAAGGCGGGGCGTTACGTCTCGCCAGCAACCTGCCCGCCCGCTCTGTGCGCCGAAATGGTGCAGCGCGGTCTGGTGACATCAACTCAACTCAAGGAAAGAGGACTAGCAGCATGAAACTAGAACTAGGCTATCATCCCGAATACGGCCTGACGGATGAAATCAGGATCAAGGCCATCAACGATGCCCGCATCTGGTCGGTCAAAGTCGCGGCAAAGAAAAACCGAGTTTCGCCGGTTTCGATCTACAAATGGCGCAAACGGGTGGAGCAGGTCGCATGATTACGACAATTACCTGTATGGCCGTTGCCATCTACTTCGAAGCCCGTGGCGAACCGATTGACGGGCAGATGCTCGTCGCAGAGACCATTCTGAACCGGGTGGCCGACGAGCGCTGGCCCGATACGGCCTGTGATGTGGTCAAGCAGCCGGGTCAATTTAGCTTCTACAGCGATGGCAAGAGCGACCGCCCGCGCGATATGGAAGCCTATACGACAGCCGTTCTGGTGGCGCAGGAAGCCCTAGACGGACACCACCTGCACACCGGCGCGCTCTACTATCACACGACCGCTGTGCGGCCTGTCTGGCGTCACGCGCTGGAACCCATCGGCTTGGTTGGCGATCATATTTTCTATGCCAACACCAAAGACTGCCGCCTGCCGACATGCTCTATTCGGCCAGTGCCACGCCCTAGCCGCAACAACTGAGACAGGAAAACAAAAAATGAAAACCAGAGATGAAGCAATTCGCGACCTTGCAGAACGCGCGCAAGATCAGGCTAACGCGCTCTTTGAAAAAATGCAGTCAATCGTTGATGGCTATGACTTTGACGGAGAGCCTGAGTTCGACCAACTATGCGGCATCGGTAAGGATCGTGATGGCCGCGCGCAGATGGTTTTCGCAGAGCCGGGCGCGTCAGGCCGTCGTCGCTTTGTGGTCTATGTTGACTGCATCTTGGCATTGGCAAAGCTTTTGAATGGAGAAGTGCAAGTGCCTGATGCGGAGCGCCCGTAATGGACAGAGTGTCAAAAATACTGCGCGAGGTGGCAAAGGAATTTGATGTGCCGGTCAACGATCTGCGCGGGCCAAGCATAGCCCGCCACATCGCAAAGCCACGACAAATCGCATACCTTCGCTTGCGGGACGAGACAAATTTATCCTATCCTACCATCGGTCGCATAATGGGAAACCGCGACCACACCACAATCATCTATGGCATCAGGGCCGTGACGAAGCGGCTACAGCAAGGGGAAAGATACTAATGGAACTTCTCATCATCACAGGGACAGTCGGCAAGGACGCCGTGCTGCGCCGCACGCAGAATAACGACAGCGTTCTTAGCTTCTCAATCGCCGTTGATCAGGGCAAAGACAAGAACGGCCAAAAGCGTGACGCCAAATGGTATGACGCAAGCCTCTGGGGCAAGCGCGCTGACAGTCTGCAATCCTACATCACCAAGGGCACCAAGCTGACGCTGCAAGGCCGACCCACGGCGCGAGAGCATGAGGGCAAAGTGTATATGGGCATTAACATCAACGAACTTGAGTTTATGGGCGGATCGCAGCGCAGCACATCGCAGGATCAGGGCGGCGGATACCAGCAGCCTCCCGGCACTGACTATCAGGACAACCTAGACGACGAAATTCCATTTTAAGGCGAACAAATGACCGCAATGTCAAAGGAAAGGTTTGAAGAACTGATCGGCAAGCAGATGGCGGAACTGGCCCACAAAGAAGGCCACCGCCCCGGCCTGCCCAAGATAGACCTGAAAGCCGTCGAGAAGCTGAAGGCCACCCGACATTCACTGTATAACCACGCCAACACCAAGCGCGCAGAGGAAAACAAGCGACTGGTTCTGGCGGCGTTTATGATGGGCGCGCGGACAGTGACCGAAGCGGCAAAGAAGGCCAATATGGGCATAGAGCGAGCAAGGCACTGTGTGCATACGCTCGTCAACGAGGGCGTTCTGGAGCATTACGGAATACTGCATGTGCAGGGCGGACAATCAAAGCTGTATCGCATCATACCCTGACCAGCCGGGTTAAGGCTGGCGGCTAGTGGATGTTGCCGATGTGGTCGCGGTTAGTTCGCATCAAAACGCCACGGCGCGGGGTCTGTTTTAAGGCGACCTTTCCTGACAGAACGCCCGCGCATCAACGTCACTTTTTGCATAAGGGAAAGACAAATGACATCGAAGATTATCGCAGATGAAGTAGCCCGCCAGATCAAGGCGTGCAAAACGATAGATGAAGCATACTGCAAGGTGGCAACCGAAATTGGTTGCTCTAAGCGTCAAGTGGTTGAGGCGTATCTTGAGGAAATTATGATACCCAAACTAAATGCGTGGCAGGCTGGCGGGCAGCTTCAAAACAAAGGAACAAAACATGACTGACAACACAAAACCACGCTGGATGATTAAGGGCGATCACTTCAAGACAGAATACGGTCAAATGATTTTTGACAATGAAACGTGCCTGCGCATCCTTGGAGAAAATCCCGCACAAGGCTTGCAGATGCTTGATGCAAACATGTCAATCAACGAAAATATCGCAACGGCAATGCAGGTTGCTATGCGGATGCTTTCTGTCGAAGCATACACATCTGGCATCCACATCAATCACTTTGATGGGCATGTGGACGGCGTTGAAATCAGCTGGGAAAGCCTTTTCAACATGATGTTCAAGGATGCCGAAAACCTTGATCTGTTTGACGATCCAGAGCCGTTTGCAAACCTCGCAAGGCTTTTGCGTGAAACTGCGGACAAGGTTGATGAGATTGCCAAAAGCATTGACGAGCAGTGGGACGACTAGACGCAAAGCGCTTCAATGCCTATACTGCGCTCACGACAAGGCAATCACGCCCTGCACCGAGAGCAAAGCAAATGACTAAGCAGTCAAACATTGAATGGCCTGCCGACAAGGTAGAGCGCCGCCCGATCAGTGATCTGATCCCCTACGCCCGCAACAGCCGCACCCACAGCGAAGCGCAGGTGGCACAGATCGCCGCCAGCATCCGCGAGTGGGGTTGGACGATGCCGATCTTGATAGACGAAACAGGCAACATCATCGCAGGTCACGGGCGCGTGATGGCGGCACAAAAGCTGAACATCAAGGACGTTCCCTGCATGACGGCAGAGGGGTGGAGCGAAGCGAAGCGGAGGGCATACGTCATCGCAGACAACAAGCTGGCGTTGAACGCGGGCTGGGACGACGAAATGCTGCGCGTGGAGTTTGGCGAACTGCGTGATCTAGACTTTGATCTATCTCTTACTGGTTTTGATGACGCCGAGATTGATGCGCTGTTCCCGACCGAGGTTGCCGAGGGGCTGACCGACGAGGACGCGGTGCCTGAAGCGCCAGAGCAGCCCGTCACGGTTGAGGGTGATGTGTGGGTGCTGGGACGGCATCGGCTGATGTGCGGGGATAGCACAAGCATTGAACACCTTCAGCGCCTATGCGACGGCCAGCTTGTTGATATGTGGTTGACCGATCCGCCGTATAACGTGGCGTATGAGGGCGGCACCAAGGAAAAACTGACGATTAAAAACGACAGCATGGCAGACGATCAATTCCGTCAGTTTCTGCGCGATGCTTATGTTGCCGCCGATGCCGTGATGAAGGCGGGCGCGGTATTCTATATCTGGCACGCAGATTTGGAGGGCTACAACTTTCGGGGCGCTGCGAAGGACGCAGGATGGACTGTGCGCCAGTGCCTAATCTGGAAGAAGTCGAGCCTCGTTATGGGGCGGCAAGATTACCACTGGATACACGAACCGTGCCTTTATGGCTGGAAGGATGGCGCGGCTCATCTGTGGGCAGCAGATCGCAAGCAAACAACAATTCTTCAATTCGACAAGCCCAGCCGCAATGGCGAACACCCGACAATGAAGCCTGTCGAACTATTTGAATATCAGATGCTCAACAACACAAAGGGCAGCGATCTGGTTCTCGACAGCTTTGCGGGATCTGGAACGACCGCCATTGCCTGCGAAAAGCACGGTCGAAATGCGCGCCTGATGGAGCTTGACCCCAAATACTGCGACGTCATCATCAAACGCTGGCAAGACTTCACAGGCCAACAAGCAAGCCTTGAGGCTACAGGCCAGACATATGACGAACTCAAAGCAGAGCGGGAGGCAGCATAATGGGCAAGGGCGATCCACAAGGCGGGCGTCCCCCGTTTGAATTATCAGACGAGGAATTCAACAAGCTGGTTAGTATGGTGCGCATCCAATGCACCCAGCAGGAAATCTGCGGCATTTATGGTGTGACCGATAAGACGTTGAACGAAGCCCTTAAACGTAGAGGCGAGCCGGGTTTCTCCGAGTTCTATAAAAAGCATCAAGACGAAGGTCGTGCATCTTTGCGTCGCGCGCAGTGGAAAGCAGCCCAAGACGGCAACCCGACGATGCTTGTTTGGCTTGGTAAGCAGATGCTTGGCCAGCGTGATAAGCAAGACCTTGACCATACAAGCAGCGACGGCAGCATGACGCCGCAAACAGTGGAGCGCGTCATTGTCAAAGCTGAGAATACCGACCGCTGAGGCTTTCGCACCGCTTCTAAAGCCCAGCCGCTATAAGGGCGCGTGGGGTGGCCGTGGATCGGGAAAGTCGCATTTCTTCGCTGGCCTGATGGTAGAGGAACACCTGTGCTTCCCCGGCCATCGCAGCGTCTGCATCCGCGGAGTGCAGAAGTCGCTCAAGCAATCGGCAAAGAAGCTGATTGAGGACACGCTGCAAAGATACAATCTCGGTGAGGCTCAAGGCTTCAAGGTTTTCCGAGAGGTAATCGAAACCCCGCACGATGGGCTGATTATCTTTCAGGGTATGCAAGACCACACCGCAGACAGCGTGAAGTCGCTGGAAGGCTTTGACCGGGCGTGGGTGGAAGAAGCACAATCGCTGTCTGATCGGTCGCTTTCGTTGCTGCGCCCGACGATCCGCGCAGAGGGGTCGGAACTGTGGTTTAGCTGGAACCCCTCGCGCGCCACTGATCCCGTGGACATGCTGCTGCGTGGTCCAATCTCGCCAACAGACGCCATCGTGATCCGCGCCAACTGGTCTGATAACCCGTGGTTCCCTGCGGTGCTGGAACAGGAGCGGAAAGACTGCCTAGAGACGCAGGCCGACCGCTACGGCCACATCTGGGAAGGCGAGTATGCCACGGTGCTGGAAGGCGCGTATTACGCAAAGCACCTGACGCAAGCCCAGCTTGATCGACGCATCGGACACGTTGCGCGTGACCCGCTGATGAAGACCTATGCTTTCTGGGACATTGGCGGCACATCGACACGATCCGATGCAACGGCCATCTGGATTGCTCAGTTTGTCGGGGCAGAGGTGCGCGTGCTGGATTATTACGAAGCCGTGGGCCAGCCTTTCGAGGCGCATGTGAACTGGCTGCGCGCCAACGACTATGAAGATGTGATTTGCGTGCTGCCGCATGACGGACGCAAGCATGATGCGGTCTATCAGGTCACGCCGCAATCGTTTCTGCGTGAGGCTGGTTTTATGGTGGACATCGTGCCTAACCAAGGTGCTGGCGCTGCAATGCAGAGAATTGACGCAGTGCGGCGTCTGTTCCCGTCGATCCTGTTCAATGAAGCGACGACAAAGGGCGGGCGCGATGCTCTGGGCTGGTATCACGAAAAGCGCGACGAAACCCGTGGGATTGGCCTCGGCCCGGAACATGATTGGTCCAGCCACGGCGCTGATGCGTTTGGATTGATGGCTATCTTCAAAAATGGTATGAAGGCAGAAGGCGACTGGAATGAGCCACTGCGCCGAAACCTCAAGGGGATTGTCTGATGCCGCTCAAGAAGGGCTACAGCAAGAAGACCATTTCGCAGAATATTCGCACCGAAATGAAGTCGGGCAAGCCGCAAAAGCAGGCTGTTGCAATCGCGCTTGAAACTGCGCGCCGCGCAAAGAGGAAAAAGAAATGAAGATGATGGACAAGGGCAATGGCCGCGCAATGAACCCCGGCACCAAGTCGCGCAGCCGTGCGATGGG